GGCAAAAGATAATTAACCTTAAACACAACTTAAATATCGATTACGATAAATATAACTAGCAAACGAATGTTTGTTAACGTTAATAAACTCGAGGAGTAACAAATGGCATTACCAGCAACCGGATCACAAATTAGCATGAGCACAGTGCGTGACTACTTTGGACTAAGTGGAACAGTTTCACTATACCAACTAGGAACGTTTATCTCACCTAATGTGACAACCAACATTAAACTATCAGCCACGTTTGGCGGATGGCAAAACCCTAACTCAACAGGCGCATCATAAAATATATAATTTTATTAAAAACACTGTCAAGTAGCTCTTGACAGTGTTTACTTTATGTTGTATAATTAAACGAATACATAAAAGTATACTCAATACAGGAGAAAACTATGAGTTCAAGAACACGATTTGAAATAGAAACATTTTTGTTGGGAGCACACCCAACAGTAGAACGACAAGCATTAAACTTACAAAATGAGCTAATGCAAGCACGTTCACAGTCACACCCAGACTTAGCAATACTAGAAGCAGTGGCTACTGACTTTGTTGCTAAAAACGGCGAATTTGACGCTTTAATCAGCGGCATTGAATCGACTGAAGAAGAATATTGGACACAACGTCTAGCACGTTTGGCTGCAATTGATATTCTTACAATTGGTAAAGTTCAACCAGAGCATATGAATTACATGGCATCTTTATCTGATGATGCATTTGCTTCATCTGTAAAATCAGCTACTATGCTTGCTAAATCATTAAATGATTCAGTGCAAGAAATTGAAGCAGAACTTGGTTCAGAGCTTACTGATTAATTTAAATGGTAAGTATACCCAAGTTTATACAGAAACCTGACCCTACCTCAAATGTTGCAATATGCGTTCCAGTAAGGGACCTTGTGACATCCACATTTAGTTATAGTTTGGCTATGCTTATGAAAAAATGTGGTGAGAAAGGACAAAAAGTTTCTCTACATATGGTAATGGGAAGCGAAGTAGCAATGCAACGCCAACAATTAGTTGACGAAGTTTTAGAAACACAAGCAACACATATATTTTGGGTTGATAGTGATATGAAATTTCCAGTAGATGCATTATTTTCTTTGCTATCACATAAAAAAGATATTGTAGGAGCAAATTATAGCACTAGGGTAAAACCGCATAGACCAGTAGCATTTAAAAATGAAACCAATCTTGATAAAAGAGTTTTCGGAGGCAACGGTGTCGAAGAAGTATTTGCATTAGGCAGTGGTTTGTTATTGGTAAATAGATGTGTATATGAAAATATTCCTAAACCTCACTATAGCGTTGAATGGAATGATGACTATACTAACTTAATGGGCGAAGATATATATTTTTGCAAAAAAAGCGTCAACACATGGATATATTTCACATGTTGACAATCAGTTAAGTGATAGAGTTGCACACATAGGCACAAAAGAATACACAATAAAAGGCGATTGTTATGATTAGCAAAACTTCAACAAATAATAATTTACTTAGTTTTAATGGACAAAGTGTAATTACACCTTGGGATAGATTAAAGAAATTTATTTTTACTCCATATCCAATAATTTACGTAGATCAAAAAACAACTGATACAGATTCTTTATCTGAACTTGCATCACAATATGCAGGTAAATCAGATATGGTTTGGGTTGTTCTTAAAGGAGCAACAGTAAACCCTAATTTTCCTTGGCACTATAAACCAAGTGATGTAGGACATAATGTTATACACAAATTTCCAAAGGTAATTAAAAGAACTGGCCGTCCTGTAAATTGGGGAGACATTCAACTAGTTCCAACAGGTGGTGTAATACACGGAGCAGTAAAAAATAAAGTAATAGGATCTTATCACGAAGCAGACTTTGATATTGTTATGATCAGTTTCCATGAAGCAGAAGCAGATCAAAATTATCAAAAACTAAAAGTTCGTTTTCCAGATGCAATACATGTTAAAAATGTAGAAGGCATTGGTAATGCTCATAAAAAAGCAGGAGAACTTGCAAAATCAGAAATGGTATATATTGTTGATGCAGATGCAGATATTATGAATAATTTTTGTTTTGATTATATCCCACCAATGGCAAAAAGAGCTAATACAACATATGTATGGTTTGCTCGTAACCCAATTAATGATTTGGAATATGGATATGGCGGTATAAAATTATTTCCAAGACAACAAGTTATTGAAATGGGACATGTGTTACCAGACTTCAGCACAGGATCAGCATTTTATCAACCAGTTAGAGATGTTTCAAACATAACACGTTTTAATAGAGATCCATTTAGAACATGGCGTAGTGCATTCCGTGAATGTGTAAAATTATCATCACAAATTAACCCTAATTCACCTGTTAAAGAAACTGAAGATCGTTTAAAAACGTGGTGTGAAGTTGATAATGGTGGACGTTTTGGACGTTACTGTATTAAAGGTGCAAACGAAGGCAAAGCATACGGCATTCAACATAAAGATGATGTAGACGCACTAAACAAAATTAATGATTTTGAATGGTTACGTGAAAAATTTGTTGAAAGTATGAAAAAACGTATTAGTGCTGACTAACTTTATAACTATCTATGCATTTGCGTAGATAGTTTTTATTTTCTTTAAGAAATCCCTAGACTTACACTGTATCTTTGCACCTGGGTGCAAAGGCTTAGGCCATTTGCCTATATCAACCCAAGCATATCCATCGCTTTCTCCGTTAAGAACAGGAATAAACTCTTCCTTTACTATTACAACAAAACTGTTGTATATAAATCTACCATTACCACTTGTAAACTTGCTTATAGGAATAGTTTTTACTATTTCAGGCATCATGCCAATTTCTTCTTGTATTTCACGTCTTAGTGTTTCAATTGGGCGTTCGTCGTCTTCGCCCTTGCCACCAAAAAATCCCCACGTTTTAGAATGAGTAACTTTAGTGCTTCTAAGTTGTAATAAAATTCTTCCAGTTTGTGAGCTAAGAAAAATACAGCCACTTGCTTCTATCATTATAAGTAGATTCTCCAGAACCCTGCATTATATACAGCTTCATAACTATTAACCCATACTCCGTCTTTCCATTCTAATTGATCAAGAGATGCTAAGTTAATACAATAATGTATAGATGACTGATTTGCTTCAGAATCAAATACTACAGACCATCCACTTCCATCAAATTCTACAATATCATACTTATTAGCAGTTGATAAACCATTCCAATTTGAACTAACTGGTATTGCTTCCATTAGTAAGTATCTAACACCAATACTATTTGGAGCAGGAACAATCCCATCACCTGGATAATTTGTCATACCGTTTATTACACCAGTAATAGGTGGTAATGTGTTAGTAGGTAACGTAGTTTCATCTATTGTTACAGACAATTTTGCAGGATCATTTGGATGTTCGTATAATTTACCTATAATATCATTTTCTGTATCATCTGGATCTGAACTTTTTCTTAGTCTAAGTTGACTAATGCCAGGTCGTAAAGCACCAAATCTTTTTAAGTCTTCTTCCCACGAAATAGCTACATCATTTGAATCTAAATTAGATCCATCAAGAGCAAGCAAAGTTACATTACCGTCTTCGTATTTAATTTTTCTATTTTCAAATGTAACAATAGTATATTCTACTGAAGACCTATTAAAAGGTTTTTCTTCTCTAAAGTTATCTAAGTCTGCATCATCTAAATTATACATTTGATTAATGATTGTATGTATAAGCCTTTGTTGTTTAACTTTAGCAGGCGGATTAATTAATACAGGCATATCAAACTGAATAGAAGCAACATCAATAATATCATCAATGCTACTACCAACAGTTCTGGTGCTCCATGTAGTGTTTTTCATTTCTACATAACTTAATGAACTCCAGTCAAACGGGTTAGCTGATGTTTTTATATCTAGTGTTGGATTGAATAATACTAATATTTGTTCCATTAGTTGTAATTTTTGTTCTGTATTAGAAGTCCATATATCACAATTCATTGATAAAACATATGTAACTGGTTTATGTCGTTCTATGGTGTATCTATTGCCAGGTTCGTTTGAATATTCACCGGTTATATCATTATATTTTTTCTCTACAACTTGAACTTTATCTACATGTGATGGTAGTGTTCTTAATTCTGGTGCCATTGCTAAGTTAGTAACATAACAACTAATAAATGGAACAGTGTTAACAATGTTCTCTGAGTTTTCTCTGGTTATGTGTGCAGCCATACGATTAATATCACCATAGCGAACAGGAACTAATTGCATTTCTGCTAAGCCTGTTTCATCTTTGCCCATTTGCACACTAAATCCACTAAACAATCTTATAAACTGCTGAATGTATCTTCTAATTTGCTTATCGTAAAAATATTGTTGCTCTGCCATTGTTTATTCCTAAAAGTCTGAATCTAGCCCTTTTTTCTTTGGGTCCATTACTTTACTTAATGCTTGACGTTCTGGTTCTTCTTTATTATCTACAACTGTTGTTGCATCATTATTAATAAAGTCTCCAGCATTGTAAGTTTTATCTGACCATGTTTTGTCTGTAATATTATCATATAGTCTATGCCATCTGCTACCCCTAAACACAAACAATCTATTAGGAGTAAAATCATTTCTTATGAAGTAAGTTCCATCATTTGGATCTTGTGGGAACTGGTCACCTTGTTCTAATATTTCTCCGTGTTCGTATTCAGCAGGAGCATTGTCATCAACACCAAACAAGTGTTCAGCTAATGGCAAGTTATTTGGATTGGCCGCTTCTGCAGAAGCCACAATAGCATTACTAATGTTAAGTTCAGTTTCGTATGAACTAAGGCTTTGTTTTAAACTATCTGGATCACTAGCAGTTCCAAGTATATCTGCATATTCTTGTGTATCTGTTAATGGTGCTACTTTAACACGCCAAATATGTGGATACCAAGTTTGTGAAAATCCTTCACTTCCTCTTGCGGCATCTTGCACAACATAAAATTTATTAACTGCATCTCTGTCATGGCTTAATAATAAATCATCTCTTAAATGAGGCAATTCAATTACATCACCTGGCATTAATCTTCTACCAAGTTTTTGAACCATGTCGTTAATATGAAATGTAATAAACAATGTATCGTTTGTTAAAAACAAACCAAACTGTGTTAAATCAAAGTCATTATCACTTACATTATATACGCCTCGCAGTTCAAAAATATCTGGATCGTATTTACGATCTCTATTTTCCATAAACAGCAAGTCTTGTATATTAGTTTCGTCTACTAAACCTTCTGGATTAAGTTCTGCACCAGATAACATGTCTTTTTGTGTGCCACTACTGTAGTTAGGTTCACTTGGATCATCATTTGAAGGGTCGCTTTGTGGCCCAAGATACTTATGAACATGTATAGATGTGCCACCAATTAAAAATTGTTCGAGAATACTTCTATCCATGAACTTATAATCGTTGCTTTTGTATGGTTTATATAAACTGAGTCTTGGCATATGTG